AAGCTGTCATTGGGCGTGAGGCTGCCTCCGACAACATGCCGGCCGCCTCGCCAAACCCTGCCGCACGCGATCGCGCAGCATCAGCCATGCCCCCAAAGAGGTCTGGGGCGTCGATATAGGTGGTGCCCATGGCAGCACGGAAAGCATCAGCTGCTGCCGTGCCCGCGGCGGATGCTGCGCCCTCGAAGGGATTGGCAATTCCCCCGAGATCGACCGCCTCCAGCGTGCCGATTTTCAGTCCACCCTCGCCCGTGGCCCAGTCGGGCAGCAGGGCGAGGGCCGCGTTCAGCCCTTCGATGAAGCTGTTGATGCGCGTGACCACCGCATTCAGCATCGACTCGACGCCACTGATAAGGCCATTCGCCGCCCTGTAGGCAAAATCCCCGATCGCCTGCGGCAGCGCAACCCAGATCGCCTTCACCCCGTCAAAGGCGCCTTGGAAGGTCCCAACCGCAGAATTGCCCCAGCCTACAACCGCCGTCAGCGCTGATTGCAGGCCGTCGTAAATGCCCGCCTGTGCGCCCGCCCAGCCGGCCTCAACGCGCGACCACGCGGCTGTGGCTGCCAGCGCAAGGCGGTCCCACGCCTCTGCCGCCACATCGCGCAAGAGGCCAAAGGCGGCGCCAACCCCGCCGACTTTGCTCACCAGTTGCGTGAACTGGTACACAAGTTCGCCTGCACCAACGATCAGCGCGCCGATCCCCGTGCGGATCAAGGCTCCACGCAGAAAGACCAATGCTGTGGCGAGGCCCTTCACGGAGAGGGCAGCAGCAGCCAATCCCGCAACCCAGCGACCGGCCATGACAGTGGCAAAGGTTGCCGCATAGGTTGTGATGCGACCAAGGTTCTCGAGCACGGCCGTGAAGTAACGGTTGATCGGACCGCCTGTCTCGGCAAGGCGGACAAACCCCTCGGTAAGGGCTTTCACCGCGGGTGCGAGTGCCGCGCCGATCTGATTGCGCATGCCCTCAAAAACCTGACCCACGCCAACGAGTGCCACCTGGGTCCGCCGCAGGGCTGTGAGCGTCCGCTGGTCCAAAACCGCGCCCAGTCCCTCGGCCCGCTCGCCAAGCCGCGTCATCTCCGCGCCACCGTTTTGCAACAGCGGGATAAGGCGTGTGGCATCCGAGGCCATCGCCTCGAGATAAAAGGTCATCTCTTGGCTGTTGACGCCCGCCTTCTCCAGGCTCGAGACATAAAGTTGCAGCGCCTCAGGCCCCGAGAGCCGCGCAAACTCTTCCGCCGTGACGCCCACCTTTGGCGCAATGTTCTCGAAGAAGTCCGCCATCGGGCCACCGCCCGTTTGCAGGAAGTCCCCAACCCGGTCGTTCACGTCCTTCAGGATATCGGCAAGCTTCTGTTGCTCAATCCCGACCGTCATGGATGCAGCCGTCCAGCGCTGGAATGCCTCGGGTGCGGCATTGGCGATCTGCGCAAACTGTGTAATCTCAGCGGCACTTTGTGCCGTGGATCGCGCAATAACGCCCAGCGACGCTGTCGCTGTCGCAGCCGCAGCTCCAAGGGCAATCCCGGCTTTGCGCGCAAAGCTCGCAAGACGGGCGTTGGCCAGCTCCATCTCGCGTGAGAGACGTCCAAAGCCCTTGGTGCCGGCCTCGCCCACGCCCTCCAACTCGGCACGGACCTGGCGGCCACCCACCGCGGCAAGCCGGACAGAGATGCGTTTTTCGGCCATAGGGAGAAGGTCCTGTTTATGAAGGTTAGTCAGAGTTGGGCATGATCTGCGCATTGACGCAGTGCACCATCACCGCCTCGATGGCGGGCAAAAGTTCAGCGATCGCTGGGGCCGGAATGCCGAGGGCCGCACCAAGCGCAAAGGCCGCGCCCATGTCCCAGCCGAGCAACGCGCCGGGAGCGATCCGCAGTTGCCCCCCAAGGCGCCCAACAAGGTCCCAGACCTGCCAACCCTCAAAGGTTAACGGCTGGTTCAGTCGTGCGGGGCAGTCGGGACAGTCGGATCCACAGGCTGCGCAGTAGCCGCCGCCCCCACCGAACTCCCACTCGGCACGGGCGATGAGGCGTTTTTTTCTGCGTCCAGCAGCAGGCCTTTGGCGACATAGAGGCTCTGGAAGGCCTCGAAGATCGGCCAGATATCCAAAAGCGCGTCGATGGCATCAGGGCTTACCGGCAATGGCTGGCCCTCAGCGTCGCCAATCCCCTCCCAGTCAAGGATCGCCGTGCGCGCCAGCGCCTTGGCCATCGCCAATGCCGCCTCCTCCGTTCTCGCCTCTTTCGGAAGGTCGGCAATCGCTGGATCGCTGCGTGCCGCGACCATCAGCGCCGTGGTGAGCGGGCGGAGCTTCACGCGTACGCCGGGGACGAGCTCGCACCAAAAGGGTGCGTTGGTGAGATCAAGGGTCAGCATTGGTGGGTCTCTCAGTAGGAGGCGACAGTGTTGACGAGGACGGCGGTACAAAGGCGCGCAGGACTTGCGGCCTTGGCCGCCTGCCACTCGAAGGTCGCCTGAATGCCCTGTGGCCCCGGGATTTCGATCCGAGGGCGCGGCAGGTAGACAGCATGGGCCGTGAAGGTGAAGCTGGCACTTGCCCCAAGGCTATAGGCAAAGACCAACTCACAAGGCGTGCCGTCCAGGGCTTGGGTGATGAGGGCCGTATCGGCAAAGCGTACTTCCATCCGCCCGGTCAGTGACGCCATTCCGGGATCAGCACCTTCGATCTTGCCATCCGCGCGGATGGTCTCGATACGGTCGAGACCGTTGGAATAGGTGACCTCCGCCGAGATGATATTGCCAAGCGGTGTGCCGTTGCGGGTGATCGACCCGTTAAAATGCCCGAAGCGCTGCAAGCCAAGCGCGGTGGTCGTACCTGCCACCGTGGCAGCGGCGGCGCTCTCCCCTTGCGCCACCAGCCGCGCGGTTGCGGTCAGAAGACCTGACCGTGACATCTGCCAGCTCAGCTGATCGCAAACGCAGCCCGTGTACATCGCATAGCGCGGCACCTCTGGCAGGCCCGTCTCGATCGCCATGCTTGGAAGCGACCAGTTGCCCGACTGGAACGTGTGGGTCTTCGGTGTCGTGCCAGTGGTCGTGGGGCCTCCGAAGGCCGCCTTTAGCCAGAGGCCGAAGTTCTCAACATCGATCGGTACGACGACATCGCCATCCGCCGTGACTGCGTCCTTAATCGGGGCGAGCGGGTCACGCCCCTGGCCCAAGAGCTCCGAGGCAATCAAGGGCTGCTCGGATCCGAGCGTGGTGCTGGCAAAGGGCACCGTGCGGAACCCTGTGGTGGGTGCAGTGCCATAGACAGTCTCGAACGCCAGCGCCATTTGCGCCCGCGCCCCATGGGCTCGTGCCATTGTGGTATCCTTTTCAGCGGATTTTGGTTAGAGGAGCAGCAATTGCATTTGACGCAGAGGCAATTCATGCTGGGACAAGCGCTCAGCCAACGCACCTATGCTGTAGACACGACCCGAAGGCAGACCTCGAATGACCACTCTCACACCAAGCACGGCAAAACCTTCCGTCCTCGCACCAGATCTCGAAGTCACGGGTGATATTACCAGCAGAGGCCCCTTGGTGGTTCAAGCCCGTGTTGTCGGCAACATCACCGGCGAGATCGTGACGATTGAGCACTGGGCCAATGTAAAGGGCGACATCGAGGCCAAGCAGGCAACGATTGAAGGCGTCGTTGTTGGCGCAGTCATCGCGGAGGATGTTCGCGTTGCACATTCCGGCCAAATCAACGGCTCAGTTCATTACGCCAAATTGGCGGTAGAGTCTGGCGCAATGATCGAGGGCCATCTGAGAATGATAACCCCGCCCCAGGAACCCGCTCAGCCAAGTGGATCGGCCAGCGAGTAATGTAGCATGATGGGGACGACGGCCGCCTTTAGGCTGGCTGCCCCTTCAACAGCAAGATCGACAGGCTCCGGGGCTGCCGCCTCGATCCAATCGCAGAGCCCACCAACCGTCCGATCAGCGGCCAAAGCTGATGCGATCTGGCCCAAGAGGGCTGCAAATCGCGCATCGCGGTCAGCAACTGCTTGAAGAATGACCTCAAGTTCGGCCCGGTGCTGGAAGTGATAGCGCAGCGGGGACAGTGTGACCTCCGGATCGCCCGGGTTGCCATCGCGCAGGATCAGCAGACCAGCCGTAGGCACGCGCTCAGGCAGGATCTCGCCGCGCAGAACCGGCACATTTGGGACCGTGCGCAAGGCATCCGCCAGGGCGGTGAGGATGGTTTCTCGTTGGGTGGGCATCGGGTTGTTCTCTGACAAAAAATCGATCACAGAGGCGCTCGGCTGGGCCTGTAGCTCAATGGTTAGAGCCGGGCGCTCATAACGCCTTGGTTGGGGGTTCGAGTCCCTCCGGCCCTACCAATCTCTCTTGCAAACCGCTCAAAGCGTTTATGCATGCAGCGGGCAGTAAGGCTTTCACGCCACCCAGCTTGCCACAATCGCTCCCGGCACGCGTCCCAGCTCCGCCTCAGCGGCTTTTGCCAGGTCAAGCCGCTTGTTGAGTTTCACCTGCCGGACCAGCAGGAAGATCAGCACACTGGCTAGGCCTCGGCCAGATTTTGCGCGCGACGCCACAGCACGGCCTTTTGTGTTGAGCCGCCCCTCAGCCACCAAGAGGCTCGGCCCCCGGCGTCGATAGATTAGCCGCAACCTCAAGCCGGTGCGGCGCTCCCATTCGCCGGGGGAGATCCGGCCGCCGCGGGCGGATTTACCAGCAGCGGGCGTTGGGATCGCGAGCCATAGACCGCTTTTCGATTGGATGAGAGGGCCAGTGTCATGAGCCCCGATGATCACCGGGGCCTTCGACCAGACCAGAGCCGCCGCGTTCAGGCTGGGTTTGCCCTTTGGATATTGCTCAGACCGAATGCTGCGCGCCAACCTGGTGCCAAGCCCCGCGCCCGTAATCTGGCCGCGCCAAGCTGACTTGAGGCCCGAGCTCGCTTCAAGGATTGCTGCCGATACCGCTCGCTCGCCCGCAATGATTTCCGCCTGCATCATCGCAACCAAGTCGGGATTAATGCCTAGCGTCAGTTTCATGCTGGGGTCATGCCGGGTTGAGGTCGATGGTCCAGATCAGCCGTTCGCGGTCACGGCGCGGCTCGCCCTGGATCAGGAAGGTCTCCTCCCCGATCAGGATCTGTTCCTGTGGGCGGGGATTTGGGATATCCGCCACCCGGATATCGATCCGGGTGGTGTCCGAAAGCAGCCGCGCCGACCCGAACTCTGTGATTTCGTCGGGACGGCGCAGAATGCCGCGCGCGCGGGTGAACTGCCCCTTATCATCCCGATGCCAGACCTCGACCGAGATATTAGAGTCGGCAAATAGCACCCCAAGCGCATCTGCAAAGGCGGTCATCAGGTCCGCCGTGCCGAACGCAGCACCTGCGGCCGGGTGCAAATCGGCAGCGGATTACTTTCGATCTCGAGGCGCACCCATTCGTCACGGTCGCGGTCGGGGATCATGCGGGCATAGAGCGGCAGGCCGAGCGTGTTCACCGTCTCGAACGTGTCGGCCGGGGCGTAGTAGATCTCGAACAGCCCCTCGACACCCTCGGGGTAGAAATAGGCCTTGTCGGTCGGCACTCCGAAGCCAAGCCCGCCCCGATAGCGGCGGAAGCTGATGCCGCCGAAGCTGACCTCTTCGCCCACGCGGCCGCGCAGGTCGGCCGCCGCGGCCGTGTTGAGATAGGTCTCGCGCACCTCCTTATGGGCCACGAGGTCGGCAAAAAAGGCCGAGCCACATTCAGCGCGCAGCTGGACCTGACCGGCCGCCAGCCCGCCAAGGCTGTCCTCGACGCTTTCGATCATCGCCTGGCAGCGCTTGCGCAGGGCGCCGGATGCCGGGGTGGCGTTGTCGAGGTCGAAGTCGACCTCCGCGGCCGGCGTGATCCCGAACTCCGTGTAGTAGTTGATGACCGTGGCCCCATCCTTCGGGTCTTTCACAACGCCCTGGATACCGTTGAAGAGGTGGAACTCGAAGGTGGCCTCGGCGTCATTACGCAGCCGGCCCATCTTGCGGGCCACCTCGGTCTGCACCTGCTGGGTGGCGGTTTCCGAGCCGAAGTCGCGAATAGCCTGGATTTCTGAAGCCCAAAGCACGTCCTGCTTCTTGAACTGACGGCAGACGAAGGCGCGCATGTCGCGCCGCTCGGGCACCTGTTGTTCATAGGCCGAGCCACGTTCCGAGAACGGGATCAACGACAGCGTGCCATCGCGGCTTTCGATCATAACCGTGCGTTGGCGCACGCCGCGCGAACCGAAGAGGCCTGCACCCGACAGGATTGCCGGTTTGAAGGGGATGTTTTCCAGAGCCCGGGTGAGCTCGATGATGCTGAAGGCGTCGCCCTCGAAGATGTCCATGGTTGCCATGGGGATGTCCTTTCAGTGGAAGGGTCAGCGCAGCAGGATGCCGAGCGCAGCGAGGGCGGTGGTTGCGGCCGTGATCTGCGCCTCGGTCGCGCCCGCAGGCCAAACGATCTCGTGTCGGTTGACGATGGCAGGGCCGCGCAGGAGCACGACGGCGGGCGCATCGGCGGCTGACGCATCGACGCCCGCCCAGAGAATGCTGGCGGGATTCTGGCTGCCGTTCGTGGCCGCAGGCGCGAGCACGGTGTATTTGCCGCCCGTGGTGATCTTGCCAAGCACAGTGCCGGGCTCGAGCTTTCCAGCACCGGAGGCGATGGTAACGGTTTCTCGGGTGTAATCGCGCAGGACTTCCCAGACGAGGAAGCCGCCCGCGTGTTTGCCTTCAGTGAGCGTGGTCATGGACGCTTATCCTTTCGTCTTGAAGGTGCGGGCGATGACCTCGCCCCAGGGATTTGTGGTGGCCGCGCGCCCGGGCTGGGCATGTGCAGCGGTAATGTCGGGAGTTGCCTCGGCCTTGGTCGCCAGAAGCCGGTTACGGACCTCGTCCAGACCCAAGTCCTCTTCAAGGAAGAGCCCAGCCATCTGCGGCTGGCCTGCAAGGCGACAGAGATCGATCACGGCCCGTGCATGGGCGATGGCCTGGGCGCGGATCCCGACGGCATCCGAGGCCATTAGATTATCGTCGCCCGAAGGTGGTTCTTCAGGTTCAACCTTTGCGAGGTCAGGCTGGGTGTTGGCGTCGGCAACACGCTCGGCCTGCGGCTCCGGGATTGCAGGCTCATCGGGTTCACTTGCCGCGTCCACCACTTCCGGCGGAGCGTTGCGGAACCGGGCAACATCGAAAGAGGCCGCAAGTTTCACGGGCTCAGCAATGCGGTCGATGAAGCCCAGCTCCAGCGCATCCTTTGCGTCGAGCCAGGTC